ATTTAATATCTATTCACTTCAATTGTCTTTATATAAAATCTTTATTCAAAAATATACCGATATAAAGATCGACAAACTTAAGATTGTTTGGTTTTCAGTGAATAACGAAGATTACAAAATTATTGAACTAAAATATCTTGGAGAAGAATGTGTTGCTCTTATGGAAAAATTTCTAATTGAGCAGGCGAGAGAGCAAGGTATAGACGACTAAAGTAGTAAGATATACAAAAGGTATATAAATGTAGCTTAGAGCTAAACAAGCACCAAAAATACTTAGCCATAAAGCTATACAAAGTGGGCAAGTTATTAGTTCTATAATAAAACTGCATATAGAACACTTAAAAACTGACCTGCTTTTGATGTAAAGATATTGCGGAAATGTTAAACCATCGGAATTTTTATCATATCCTAATAGTATTTTACGGAAGCCGAGTAATTTACAATAAACCGGAAAAGCGCCTGAGTTAAACCAGACTATCATTATAGTTACAAGTAGACTAATTAAATTAATAAAAACCCATAGGTTTACCATAAATATACTTATAAAAACATATGAAATTTGACAGCCTTTTTAAAACCGTCTTTATTACAGAACAAGAAGATATTCCAGTTCCAGTTGAAACTGAAGAAGAAGCTGCTGATGCGACTCCCGAAGAACCTCTTCCTACTAAAGACGGTGGTATCCCGACCCCAGACAATTACGACGTAGAGCCAGCACCTATGGCTGCTCCTACTGGGGATGCTGGGTCTATTAAAAATTATATTGCAAAGCTGGATGAATTTGCTGATACTCTAAACGGTGTTGATACAGGATCACTTCAACAAATGGTAACAGATATGGACAGAGCTGGTTCACTGTTCCAAGGTATTTCTCGTGAAACTTCTTCAGATATTATTAAACTTGCTGAACAAGCAAGACAATTATCTGAAATTCTTAAAGGTTTTATTATTAACTCTGCTAAGCGTCAAAGAGATCTTGCTGCCGGCGCCTAAGAGTATATAATATAGGGGTGGAAGGACTACCTCAAGATTATGTCATACAGGCCCTCTATTCATACTGTAAGAGGCCGGTTTACAAAAAGTATCAGAGGGTTTACAACGCAGAGTGCTGTGTATGTGGGGAAGGTCATTCTGCTGGTCGCAAGCGTCGGCTTTTTTATTTTCCAGACGATCGGTATTTTTATTGTTTTAATTGTAGTAGGTCTTGGAATGAGCTTAATTGGATTCATGAGATTTCTAAAAAACCTATTTACGAAATATTAAAAGAAACTAAAACATTTCATGGCAGTAAAGAAATTCAGACAAAAATTGCTAAACAAAACGAAGTTGTAAAGACTATAGACATACCTACTCTTCCTGACGATGCTATAAACATATTTGATAGTAATCAGGTAGCGTTTCATAAAGAAGAAAAACTTGTAAAGAAGGCTGTTGAGTATGCACAGAATCGAAGACTTTTTACAGCCGTTAATAAGCCGAAGTCACTTTACGTCTCTCTAAAAGACAAAGTACATAAAAATAGACTTATAATACCTTTTTATGGGGAGTCGAGTAAGATTGAGTCTTATCAGTCTCGTACTTTAGATGGTGATACATACCCAAAATATCTAACAAAGTACGGAGAGAAGTCCTTGTATGGCGAAGATGCTGTAGATAACTCTATACCTTATATCTTTATTTTTGAAGGCCCTATTGATGCTATGTTTGTTAAGAACGCTGTGGCTGTTGGTGGGGCATCAATGACTGATAGACAGGAATCCTTTATTAAGAAGTGCGTCGATAAAGAAATAATTTACGTTTACGACAACGATAAGAACAATAAAGAGATGTCTAAAAAGATTAAAAATCTCATTAAACAAAATAAAAAACTCTTTGTATGGCCTAAAGAGTTTAAGAAGTTTAAGGATGTAAATGAGATTTGCTGTAATTTACATTTAGATGAGCTTCCCTACAAATTTATTGTACAGAACTCCTATTCAGGGGTAGAAGCTTTAATGAAGCAAAAGACTACTTGAGATTACTAACACAAAAGTTAATTGCTTTTAAAAACTTGTCTTTGTAATTGCGAATTGGCTTAACTTCTACTTCAGTTTCCGCCTCTTCAATCATTTGCAATCTTGTGAATTCTTCTTTAAGGAATTTAAGAAACTTTTCAGAGAATTGAATCTGTCTAGGGTAACGTACCCTTGTAACTACCTTCATAGTAGTAGGGAAAAAGCTTTCACAGAGTTGATTAAATTTAGACATTACTGCGGGCCTCCATACAGGGTTGCACCTGCAAAGCTCGCTAATGAACTAGCTGCTTGACCAAGGTATGAAAGTCTTTGAGAGATTAATTTTTGAAACTGTTGATCTTTTTCACGAATACCGGTACTTATTTTTTTAAAAATATCGATAATTTCTTTACTTGCTTCGTTATTAATTTTATCTATTTTGTCTAGGTCGTATCCTACATCTTGTTTTTCTTCTGGTCGAATAGAAATTTGTGTAATTGGTAAAGTAAAGTTAAATAAACCGTATTTTGCTAATAAAAGAGTGTTATCTTTAATTTTGTCTAGACTAGCATTTAGGGCGCGTTGCTCTGGGGTATTTGACTCAGGTTCTGGAAACTGAGCATACAAGAGGCTTTCGTACAATTTTTTAGTATATGTGGCCAGTTTTAAAAGATCCTCGTAAGTGATATTTATTTTTAGTAAAATATTTGCTACTTCTGGGTTTATTTTTTTAGCGCCGCTGCTGTAAGCATCAGTATTTAAAAATATATCTTTTGCTAATGTATCTGTATAAGTTTTAAAAACGTTTAATGTATTAAAGCGTTTGTTTGGAACATCGTTTAACATTTGAACAGAAATTTTTAATTGTTCAAGTTTTGTAAGTCTTGTTTGAAGAATTTTATTTAATGCATCAACTATGGTTAACTGGCTAATAGTTGGCCATACGTTTTCTGAAAGAACATTTTTACTTTTAACCTTTAAAGCAATAGTGTATATACGTTTAATTTCGTTATCTTTTATTACATACCCTGCGTATATTGGCATTAAATTTTGTACGTACGTACTAATACTATTAGCTAAAGATGAATAGAAGGTGTTTATATTTTTAGTCTTTGCAATAGATGCAGCTTTTGGTTTTGTACCACCCAGAGACTGACTAGTAATATCTAAAACAGGTACATAATCAAATAGATCACTTGTTACTAAAAGTTCTCCAGTAAAATATGTACCTTGGTAAAAGCGATATATTTTTTCTAAAATATCTTCACTTATAGGGGTAGCCTGTAACTTGCTATTAACAGCAGTAATAATTTTATCTGCTATATCTTTATTAAGTGGAGCAGCAATATTATCAGCTGGATCTTGCTCTAAAAGAATATCAGATACAATATCTTTAAAATTAAACATAAATTTGTATTATTATTTAATACAAATTACATACCAGCTAACAGAGAGCCGTCTTCTTCATCAAAGAATTTACCAGAAGGTTTAATATACATAGGTATTTGCTCAATACGTAGATCAGGCGGACCTTCGAGAGTAATGACAGCAGGGCAATCTTCTTTAGGAAAAAAGATACCAGCAGACTTTTCATATGTACCAACAATAGCTCTAAAGATGTTGTCAATTTCTTGACGGTAAACAGGGTCAATATCTCTACCTTTTTTAGGTGTAATTTTAATTTCTTCTCTTAATGGAAGATAAAATATAATATCAAAAGTGCGAATAGCTTCAAAAGCAATACGCTTTGTATCCATAATAAACTCATCAGATACTTTACCTTTTTCATTTAGCCAAAGAGAGTAGGCAATATTGTCCATTACACAGCGATCAAATACTAAGAAATCCCCTCCTTTTGCAATAGCATTTTGAGTGTCGTCTATTATGGCATTAAGAATAGCTTTTTGAGATTCTGCTGTACCCTCTTGGTTATTAGTTACTTTTCCGGTTTTGATGAGATTACGATAAGAAGACTTAACCTCTTTGTACATCGGCCATCTTTTAATAAACTCTTTAATCAGTGTAGATTTACCATTACACTGTGTACCCATGAATGCAATTTTCATAAAAAATAACTTATTAAACCCGCAGGGCTTTATCCCACAAAATTAATTGTAAACGAGGTGAAAAATTAAATCCACACTCTTTACAAAGTTCTGCTACATAAGCAGCATTTTCAATATGTTCTTTTCTAGAACCAGCACAAACCATAAGCCAAATAAGATGCCTAGGCACTTTTACTTTATCAGAGGTAATATACTTTCTAAAAAGCTCTTCAACATCTTTTTCACCTGTAATAACAAATTTAAAGCATGAATTTTGTTTTATATGCCAATTTAGAACTTCTGGAACATAGGTTTTTTCTTCAGGGTCTCCGTTACTAGACATCTTTGGAGAAGTTGTAAATGTTGCTTTATATTTTTCAATCCAAATTTCTTCGAACATTAATGTAGCATTAGTTTCAAAATCTATACGAGGTAAAAATCCATACTTTTCAATAAATGCATCAATAAATCTAATAAGAGGTTTTTGTCTTAAGCTTGGTTCACCGCCAGTTAATTTCCAAACATCTCCTCTATTTAATTTTTCTATAAAACCGTTTTCTTCATAAAAATTAAATACATCTTCAAAGGTCCATTTATTCTTTTTTGACCAAGACACAAAAGAGTCACAGCCCCAAGGTGAGTCAGGAGAAGCCCACCCTTTACAGGTTAAGTTGCAACCGAACAAACGCAAAAATATGCTTGGTACACCGATTAATCTACCTTCTCCTTCAATAGTGCTAAAGCCGGGACCGTCGTCTGAAATTAAAAGATAATCATTTTCACTCATACCTACATAGTATAGTATAAACTTATTTTTAATCAACTTATTTTTAATCAATATTTTCTTTTAAACCCCTAACATGTTAAATAAATATTAATATGACATATATTGGTTTTGTTTATATTTGGTATGATAAGCTAAGAAAACTATATTATATTGGCTCTCATAAAGGAGATGTAAATGACAAATATATTTGCTCTTCGTCAAGAATGCTAAAAGCTTACAAAAAACGACCTTATGATTTTAAAAGACGAATTATAAAATTTACAAACAACTTAATTAAAGAAGAACAAAAATATTTAGATATGATTAAATGTGAAGAATTATTATACGGTAAAAAACCAAAATATTACAATGTTAAGAGATTTGCAGCAGGAGGAGACGCATTAGCATACTTACCGAATAAAATGTCTCTTATAAAGAAACGTTATGGTAAAAAACACAGTAATGCCATAAAAAAAGCTATTAAAAATAGAACTACTGAACAAAAACAACTTCATCAAGAAAGACGGAAAACATCTCTTAAGAAGACTTTTAATGATCCAAATTATAAAAATTATCAAGATCGTCCTTTTGAGGTTTATAAAAATAATGAATTACTAGGCGTTTTTCGCAACAAAACACATTTTAGTAAATCGTATAAAATAGATCGAAGCTGTATATATGCGTTTTTGCAAAACAAAACCTGGACTGTTAAACAACGACGTAAACACCCTTTTATACCAGGAGATGTTTTAACATTCTCTTATGTTTAAGCTCCTACGACAAATTTATATAGCAATGTGCAAATTACAATAGCAATCCAGCCAATAGGATTAAACAATAATAGATAAAATGCAGCAAAAATCAAGATAGATACTAAAGATAAAAACTCCCAAAAACCGATTTTACGATCCTTAGGCCATACTTGCTCAAACTTTGCTGTTATAATATCAAGATCTTTTTTCATGGCTGATAAATTGCTGAATTCTCTGTATGTTCCCAAACCTCAACTTTTTCTAGCCAACAACGTCCTACAGTTATTTCTTTAACAATAGGGTCAATTTTTTTAAAACACCATTCAGCGGTTCTTTCGATGCCCACAGCATTCATAATACGTAAATCGCAACCACCACTATCATGAAGTTGTTGAAACAAAGGCAGTAATGGGTCATCCTTTGCAATTAAAAGTGTATGATCAAATTGTTGTTTTAATAGAGCTTTAATTTTGCCTAAGCCACCAAAATCAACACACCAATTGCGGTCGTCTAATCCTTTACAACCGAACCAAAACTTTGCCATTAATCTGTATCCATGCACTTTACTACATCTTGATGAATTGTCTCCGGCCTCTCTGCCATCTGCTGCTCTCCATTGCCTAAAGGCACATGAACCGAGTTCTAGAACTTTTGTTGATGTATACATATAGTGTTAAAAATAATACTATCTTTTTAGAAAAATTCAACTTTTAATAAATTAATTGTATAAATATACATGTATATGAACAAACTTGCAATGTATGTACCTATTAAAGGAGAAAAGTTTACTAACATAAAGGGAAAAGGTTATACTCAAAAAGGTAAAAATAATATTTCTTACACTAAACTTAAAAACGGTGAAAAAGTACCTATGTGGATACAACAAAATAAAGGTTATTTAGAAGTTATAAAACGTTTTGAAAATTTAATAAAAATAAATTATGACCGATACCCACTATCTAAACATTTTAATATATCTCCTGTTACATGTAAAAATTTCATTATTAATAGATTAACAAATAACTATCAAATACTCGAAAAAAATAATTTTATTAAAAATCAAAGTGTTAGACGTTCTTTAAGTGGTAAAGGTGTTAGTAAAAAAACAAAAGGAAAAACATATGAACAAATCTATGGTCATAAAACCCCAAGCTGTGGATTTAAGAGAGGCGACAAAAACCCTAATTTTACAAGAGATAAATTTATTGGATGTACAGTTGTAAATTCATCCGGTAGGAAGTTTCGTTCAAAATACGAAGCCAAATTTAGTGATATTTTAGAAACAAATAATATTTTATACGATTACGAGCATCATTTTAAATTATGTAATAATAAAGTAAAAATAGTAGATTTTATTATTAAAGAGCAATTAGTTGAAATTACCGGATATGCCTATGAAAAATGGAAACAAGATTTTGATACCAAAATAAATTTACTACATACTACATACCCTAATAAAAAAATAGTAATAATAAGTAGTTTTGATAAAGTACAAGAATTAAAAGAAAAACATGGTAATTATGCTACTATTTTAAATCTAGATAATAAAAAAGAAATTACAGATTACTTTTTAAGCTTGTTGTAAAGGTATAATATTAAGATCTCTTTTAAAGAAGTTAAAGACGGATTGTGTCCATTTATCTTCGTAATTATCTTCCTGATAAAAGACAATATTTTCAAGATTAGTTGAACCATTTAATTGGCGTTTAAGCTTTTTAGATAAAGATACCATTTTAGTAATATCTTTTTCTGTCCAATCTGCTCCGACGTTAACAGAAGAAGCAAACAAAAGGGCTTCTAAAAGCATGTTTGCCTCGTCTTGTTTGAGATCTAAAGTTACCGTACTGCTTGTTTTCATGTAGCTGTATTATATCAGCTATAGAACTTATTTCAACTTTTTATTAAACAGGTTATAGATACCTTCGTCAAACTTTCCGTACAAGTCGGTAATAATTTGTTTTCTTTCTGGTTCTGAAACATGCTTGTACATGTCGCGAATCTGAGTTGCGCTTGTTATATTTTTACCTAAAACCTTAAAAGGAAAGACAGGTGCTATGGCTATATATCCCTTTTCACCCATAGGTAGCATTTCTTCGGCATCTTGAAGTTTTTGAAAATAGCTCGGTGAACCATCTTTTTTTGGTTTGTAAGAAAATCTATCTATGTCTTTTTCTGATACAGCATATATAAGTTTGTCTTTTGTATCATTGTATTTTAATGTTATTTCTTTAGCTACGTAAGGTGATATAACCTGTACAATTTTATCAGCGGGTACACCAGCTTTTACTAAAGTGAATTTACGCTCTTCAAAATTAAAAGGTGATTTTTCATCTACCTTATTTGTAGTAGCAACATATACATCAGCTCCTGGATATTGCTGAACAAGGGATTTGTAAACTTGTGCATGTCCGCGATGAGCCGGCTGAAACCGGCCTGAATAAACTACAACAAGTTTACCATCTCTTGTTTGTTCAGTAAAAAACTGATTAAAGGCTATCATTTAAACTTTTCCTCCTTGGAAATAGCAAAGTTAGCCCGAGAAAACTCTAACCGGTCAACAAGCTTTACCATATTACCAGACTTGTCTACAGCAACAAAACCCTCTCCGGGTGTAACTTTTAACGTTCCGTCAGGTTGTGTTAAAAATTGTTTTGTTTTAATAGCTGTACTATATTTGTTAAAGAAAATCTTTTTAAGATCTGCTAACTTTTTTGTAAGATTAAAAATGTTAACAATAGACATTTTATTAGTATTAAAATATTCGATTGCTTTATTTTTACCTTCTATCTTTTTTTGTTTACCAGCTTCTGATTTTAGCTTTTCAATCTCTTTGTCCATTCGGCCATTATACCATTCTATAAAACCGTTAAAAGTCTCTTCTGGATCTTCAACAAACTTACCTTGGCGAATAAGGGTATTAATATATGTATTAGCTAGGACATAAAAATTATTTGGTAAGGCCGTCCAGTTAGTTATACCTTCAATCTTTGTAATCGTGTTAAGGGTCTCAACTACCGTTCTTTTTTCATCGTCGGTTAATGTAACTGTACCGGAAACGTCTTTAAATTTTGCATCGTCAAACCATACTTCGGGTGACTGGTTAAATTCAGATACATTAACGTCGGCAGATTTTGAAAGTTGCTGTAAGTTAGGTCCGGTGTAACGAGTATGAAATACAACGCCAATCTGTGCTGTTTGAATTTTTTTGCCTAATTCTGAATCTGCTTCTACCGCATACGTGATTGTATTAGGTTTGAAAGCTAAAAGCTTTTCACCCTGAAAGTCGATTGGCTGTAATGTGGCTTCATCAAACATAAAATCACATTGATAAAGATTTTGTTTTATAACCTTTGGTAAGTAAAGGAGAGCAAGTCTCATTTTTTCAGCTAACCCGGGTGCTTGGCTGTAGTTTTGCTGAACATCTTGAACTGTATAGTTAATTTTTGGTGTCTTGGCTGCAATACTCTTTGTAGATACAAAAAACTTGTTATTTTCGGGGTTATAACCGCATATTATAGCAGGAGCACCGTCGTATTTGACGGTTGTAAAAACACCAGAATCAGCGTTACCGTTAAACGTCTCTGTTAAAGCTTTAATAAATTCAACTGCAATATCTAAGCCTTCTTTTTGACGGGTAAGAATAAGCTCTTCAAGATGGGTAAGATGCTTAATAATACCTTCTTGTTGTTCAATAATAAGATACTTACTAGTATTCTCTTTATAAAAGCTATTGAAAGCCTGTTCAATCATAACGCT